ATCTGTCAATACTCTATATATTATCTGTAAATATATGTAGATGAACCATTATGGTTTTTTAATTCTTTTTTAATCAATGACTTATGATTTTGATTTTTCCACTTTATGCTGTCATAGTTTTGTTTAAACCTATCAGAGAAACAATTTCTTGCTTTATCACCTTTACCAGCACCATTATTTGAACTTTTTTCGTTCATATATTTGGCTTTTTTCTGTTAGCAAATATGACTCTATATTTGAGATTTATTGATTCACAAATATGGCTATATTTGGAACATTTCTATTCACAAATACAACTATATTTGGGATTTTTGTGTTAGCAAATATTACTTACTAAAATCGCCAAGATCACGATCAAAAGAAAACTTGCCAGTCTTTTCTACAAGACCATCATAAGTTTCCTCTGTGCAATCTGCCATTGTAGTAAATGGAGCAATTACAGCAAAGATTCCAAAAGCACCGATTGTTGCTGCAGCTGAAATTGGGCGAACAAATACAAGATCGCCAGCAGAGAGGAAACCATCTGCTACTGGAGTAGACTCACTTTGAGTACTAGAGTCGGCCAATGCTAGTGAAGCACAAAATAGTGCAATTAATGTTAGTGTCTTAATTTTATTCATATTAGTATATTATATTGTACTATTATTGTTTTGTCAAGTATATTTGGCATTTTCTTGTTAGCAAATATGATATATTCGGAACGAGTAGGATTCGAACCTACGGATGATATAAACCATCGGAAGCTTAGTAGGCTTCTGCTTTAGACCACTCAGCCATCGTTCCAAGCTGCCTAGCTAGGATTTGAACCTAGAACCACTTCCTTAACAGGGAAACACTCTACCATTGAGTTACTAGGCAAAAAATTAATCATTATTTTCTGCCACATTATTAATATGATTTTTAATTAAATTATAAATTCTTACCTCTTCTGGATTAGCTTCTCTTTCGACTTTATCTAAAGAAGAGAAAGCATACTCTTTTAATTGATGATGCTTGAATCTGTATAATTTATTTCCACCATTAGTATGAGAATATTCTATATGTCTAAAAGGTAAATCTTCAGCTTTAATTTTGTATAGTGTTCCTAATTTAACTTTAACTTCTGCTTCTGGAAAGACTCCATCAATAAAATTTAAAATCTTTATCCAGCTCATAATTTTTTCTTCTTTTTCTTTTTTGGTTTTACATATTTCCAAACTTTACCTTCTTTATCTAAATCAACACTCCAAAGCATAACTTTGTTATAAACTTTAAATCCATATCCATCGCCCCATACCATAGTTGTTCTACTTATAAAGTCGCCAATATAGTATAAAATTTTAGATAACAAAAGCCTCATATAGTATATGATATATTGAATATTGGCTTTTGTCAAATATAAACTTGTTATTAATTATAATTAAAGGTATAATCATTTGAATGCGTAAATGCTTGAATTGCCAAGGAAATATTCCAAATAAGATCGAACATAATGGCAAAAAAATAAATACCCAAAGAAGAAAGTATTGCACAACTTGCTCTCCAATTGGTAGTCATAATACCAGCAAAATACATCTACCAAAAACATTAAGCAAAACATCTGCAAAAAACTATCAAATAATGAATCAAGAAGAAAAGAAAGCTTTCAATAGGAAGCATTATAAAGAAAGCTGTAAAAAAAGAAGAGACGAAAGAAAGAGAGATTTAGTAGAAACATTTGGTGGAAAATGTACTATATGTGGCTATGATGAGAATATTCATAACCTTCATTTTCATCATTTAGATCCAGCATTAAAAGAATTTGAAGTAAATACAAAAAATTTATCTAGTAAAACTTGGGAGAAAGTTCTTATAGAAGCTCAAAAATGTGTTCTTGTGTGCGGTCATTGTCATACCAATATACATTATCCACAAGGTAAAAACTGGAAGAATAAGTGAGCCATAAATCGGATTTATATAAGATATCTATTCTGGCATATAAACTATAATAATATTATTTTTTAATTTTATCAACAATATATTCTTCGGCAATCCATTGAACATAATTTAAATTAATATATATTTCATATCTCACTTGATAATCCCAATTTAAATTGGCAGATCTTATATTAATAATTTCACCAATCACTATTTCATTGCTATATTTGCAAAAAAATCTAACTTTATCCCCGATTTTATATTCTAATTGATTCACTGATATAAACCTCAAGACTTACGAGGCTTTTTATTTATATATTTATTAACTTGTGCTTCGACTTCTGCTAAATTCTTATACTCTATTTCACTTTTGGCGATTAAATTCTTTATTTTATTCATTGTTATCCTAATTTCTTCTTCGGTTTCTGGACTCCAAGGCAATGAATTTAAATGATCCATTTTTTTAAATTGTTCTTCAGCATTTTTCTCTAAAAATTCAGAAGATTGTAGAGTAATTTTTGCTTTTTCTATTAAGTCTAGAAACTCATTCATTTTTTAACCTTTGGCCTAAATTGAATAAGAATATCTTTACCATAAGCTTCAAATGAAGCTAAAGAAAAACCTTTACGATCTAAAATTTTGCAGAGTTCTTCGTAATATTTTCTTTTTAAGAAAACCGCTATAATATTCTCTTCATGAACACTAACGCCATATTGGTCGCTAAATTCTGAGCACAAAGCTAACGCTTCTTCTATGTTGCTCACATCATAAATTACACTATTCATTTAGGTTTAATTGAATATAGCTCTGGTTTTGTAGTAATTTTATTCAAATAATTTTTCGCATTTGTTAAACCATCTTTACTATATGGAAAAACACCATACTGAAAATTATCTTTTTTTGAGATTAAGATGTAGTATTTTTTCTTTTTAAGTTTTGTTTTTTTTATTTTATTCTTTTTCATTGTTTAAATATTGTTTTATTTTTTCCCAATGGTTTTTGCTCACGCCAAGCCGACTATTCTCCGCTAGTCTATATGCATTTTTAGCTTTTGAGTCTGGTACTTCTTCTGATAACTGTATATCAGATGGAATAGAGTCTACATAATTTGTTATTAAGACTTTCATATGATCATCAAGTTTATGAAAATATGATGCCATTTTGTAAAGATGAACCTTTATTGATTCCTTATTCATTTCGTTTTTGTATTTTAAAATCAACAAATTCTATAAATTCGTTAAATGTTCTTTCTTTTATGTTTAGTTCTTTAATGTCTTTTGCTGTAGAGATCAATTGAATTTTATATTTATCTTCTATTTCAGAGCATATAGACAACAAAGAAAGAGAATCTATATTTAGGGTACCCATTTTAACATTAATATGGTCTTCAATTTGATTTTCTGAAAAATTCGTTTCTTTGATAATTAAAGACTTAATAAAGTCAACTTCTTGAGTATTCATATTAATATTATATTAAATATTCTCTTTATCTCCAGAAAATACAACATCACAATAAGTTTTTAATTCTCTTGATATATACTCTTTCATGTTGTCAAAATCATTAAATTTAATAAAATTTGGACCTAATTCATTATCTAATCTTATTTTAAATATATTTAACTCTTGTAAGATATCGCATTTATTAATAATCAATTTGTTTGTTCCAGATATTTTTATAGCATTTAATAGTCTATTAAAATTAAGCCAGTTTACGAGTCTTTTTCTTCCTGTGGTCGTTCCATATTCTTTACCTAAATCTATAATTTTATTCAACTCTTCATTTAGCCATAGTGATTCTGGAAATAATGGATCAACTCCACTTTTAGTATCATAAATTTTAGCTACTCCAATAATATCTCTTATTTTTTTAGGGCTAAAACCTAATGAGCAAGCAGAATATGGTAGAGTCTCGCTACTTGTAACATAAGGATAATCACCATAATTTAAATCTAACCAAAAGCTTTGAGCACCTTCACAAAGAATATCACCATCAAGATCTCCATCCCAAATGTACTTTTTATCTAAATAATCTTTAGCAAGTTTGCCTACTCTTAAAGCTTTATCAGAATAACATGGAGCAATTCCTTGACCAGTTGTACCAAGTTTTGGTTTTAAAAATTTAAGATCATACTGAATATGTCTTTCAGTAATAATATGAGTTTTTGCACTTACTTTGATTAATGATGTGTCAAAACCTTCTTTTGAAAGATATTCTAGTTCATCAAAAAACTTATCAATATTGATAACGCAATTTGGACCAATAATTGATTTCTTATTATGAAATACTCCAGAAGGAATAATGTGTGTTTTGTATTTTTTTCCATTTAAATAAACCGTATGTCCAGCATTTGGGCCACCATTCCATCTACATACATAATCATATTTATTAGATAAAGCATTAGAAATCTTGCCTTTGCCTTCATCTCCCCAGCATAAGCCAAAGATGATATCTACTGCATTAATCATTACTCGCAGTTATAAAATCTACTTGGGCTTCTTACATCAAAAATAGAAACATTCTGTTCTTTTTTATCATTAAAAATATTTAAAGTCTCATGGTCGATAACTTTATTTACTAAACCACAATACCCCTCTTGAGTTAGGCTATTTGTAATAACGAATACTCTCTTACCAAGCATTCTTTTAAGAATGTTTGCTTTTGTTTTATTTAATGTTGCGTCCATATTTATATATTATCCTATATTTTAGCAAAAGTCCAGATCTATTTTACCTTTTTTATTAATTGTTACATAACTGCACTTTTCTTCGCAAAAACTACCAGTATTTATATAGTTGTCAGATATCTCTGGTATGTGAGTATGACCACAAATTATCTTATTATATCCGTTTAGATTTATGTATTTTATTGCATTTTTTTTGACATCAGAGCTTTTCTCTACAAAGTCATTTGTTTTATTTTTAAAGATTCTAAAGAAATCATCGGCATAAGGAGTATATTTTCTAATAAAATAATAGCATTTAACTATAATATTCGTGATCCATTTGTATTTTGTAAAGTATATATCAAAGACATCTCCATGTACGACAAGAATTTTATTCTTATTGTATTCAAGGACGTAATCATTTTCACATTTAAATCCTAATAGAATACTCATAAATTCAGCCTTAAGAAAACAGTGATTACCAATTAAATATATAATCTTACATTTTTTAGAAAGCTTTCTTAATTTTGAAAGGACTTTCCAGTGTTCTTTTTTAAGTCTATGCAAATTATGATGATCAAATAAATCTCCAGCAATAATTATTTTATTGGCTTTAATATTTTTTAAGACTTTTAAAAGTCTATCTGGATGGCAATCTTTTGAACCCAAATGAACATCTGAAAAAATCAAAACATCAGTTTTCATTACTTACTTTTCATATTTAAAACAATTGCAGTAGCATATTCTTTTTCATGACTTATTGACACACATGCTTTAATTTTCTTGCCTTTTATATAAATGCATGGCTTATTATTTTTAGTTAAAATTTCAATCTCTTTATTTATATATGGTAAGCCAGCTTTAAAAGCAGCTTCTTTAGCTGCCCATTTTCCAGCTAATTTTTGATGTATGTTAGATTTTGTTGTTTCTAAAATCTCTTTATCTGAAAAGATTTTACTGAAAAAAGAATATTTTTTATTTGTGAATCTATTAATTTCTACAATATCTATACCGATCATAATTATTTTCCATGAGCGAAAGCTTCATACATGCTATTTGCAGTTGGAGATATAACTTTTACTTTGTTTTCCCAAATTGCACCACGCATCTCTTCTATGCTTCTAAATCCAAGATAGCTCATCGCACTTCTTAAACCATTTGCATAATCATAAACTACATCTTCTATGGATTTATCTTTGATCAAGGGAATCAAAGTTTTGTCTCCTTCTACAAAAAGATTTTTTTTGCTTCCATCATAAAGTTCATAATCTTCAACAACATCTTTGCTTGCCATTCCTCTGTAAACTGCGAATAGTTCTCCATTCTTTTCTATGATATTCTCTTCGTCTACTACGTCTGCCAAGCCAGCAAATATCCTTCCACAAATAACTCCATCTGCACCACTAGCAATAGCTTTAACTAAATCTCTTGGATTTCTTATTCCTCCATCAGCAAGAATACTTGGTCTATCTTCTTCTTTTGGATTTTCTTGACTAAAGTGATCTGCATTAGCAAGCTGATAATTTCTAATTGCTTCCCAAGCATAAGATAATCCAGTAACACTTGGACATCCAATTCCAGTTTTAATCTGAGTTAAACACATACTTCCTGGACCAATAAGATGTCTGAATCCATCAGCTTTTAAATTTGCTAATCTATAAACGCTTGGTTTTGTTAAAGTATTTCCAACGATAATATCTTGTTTGTATGTTGATTGTTTATACCAAATTAAGAAATCTTCTACGCTTTTAGCTAAACCATTAGCTGTATCTAAAAACAATATATCTGTGTTTTTATTTAATTCTTTTATTCTATAAGATGCGTCTTTTAAACCGATAGCAGAAATGCAGAATCCACTTTGATCTTTGATCTTACCAGCTTTTAAAGCTTGTTCTTCTGCACTCATGAATCTATGCAAAACTCCTGCTCCACCAATTTTATTTATTTTTATACAAGACTTCACAGAAGAAACTGTATCCATTGGGGATAAAATAATTGGAATGTCTATATACTTATTTTTAGAAATTTTAGTTATAGTGTTTACTTCTTTTCTAGATGAAATATCTGAAAAGTTTGGTAACAAGCATATATCATCATAACCCAAGCCCATTTCTATTTGTATCTTCATATTATATCTCTAGTAATGCTCCGTCTGTTTTTAATACATATATATAATCTGTGTCTTCTTTTTCTTTTATGATTTTTATTTCTTCTGGTGTTAAAAATTTATCAAGACTATCTTTTGTGCTATTTAAAAAATTCATATGATTTTTATTACAAGGACAATTTGGATTATCTGCGACTTTACTATATATATCCTTATAGATCATCATTTGTTGATTTACGCCTTTTAAATTATAAGAATTTATAATAGTCATTAATTCCCAATGTTTTTCTATATAAAGAGGCTTTCTTTCACTCATGCTTGATATTCCTTTCCACTATAGTATATAATACTACAATTATAACATAAATAAAACCAAAATATTTTATATTTGTAAAAAAAGATATCAATAAAGCTGCCCAAAATGACAAACAATAAATGCAAGAGATAAGTCTAGTAAAAAAACTATTATAGTTTATAAATAGAAATTTTGGTAAATTGTTATTAAGCCCTGCATTTTTTGCTTTTTCATATTCTTTTATTATTTTAAAATTAAAGAATTTTAAATATTCATAAACTGCATCTGTTTTCAACCATATGAAAATAAATGAAAACGCTATTAAAGAATATAAAATTGCTTCTTTCATTCTGGACTTTCTGGATTATATGAAGCTTTTTTGTCGGACCTTAGAGATTTTGAATAGGTCAATGGTTTTGTATACTCTTTTTCATTAGAAGAGCTATAGGTTGAGTTGTATTTTTTTGTAGAAAATTGAATGGACGTATTTGCACCTTTTGGTTTTTCTATACTCTGCTCAGATGATGGATTAAAACTTGAAATATATCTATCTGGAAATTGGTTTGGATAAACTGTGTTTGTGCCGTACGTTCTATATACTGCCCATTTTTGCGAAGGATGATTATCTCCATAATTCTGTTTTCTTACTATAAAAGAAGGAAATTGTCTGTGATAAATTGTGTTTGTGCCTAAAGAGTCAAATAACCAGTATTCATTTTCATTCATTTTTCTTGCAGTCATAGAAGGAAATTGCCTTGGATAGACTGAATTGGTGCCAAATGTTCTTGTTATAGTTGCTTCTTGATATTGAGCAAACAAATTAAAACAAAACAAATTTAGAAGTAGAATATATTTAATCATATTAAGTTTATATTTGATTTTGGTAGTATAAGCAAATCTGCAATTTTATCTCCTATAAAAATGTTGTGCTTTGTTTTTTCTCCAAAAAACCTTTCTTTGTCTGATATCATAAGAATGCCTTTAGGTATATTAATATTAGTTATGATTAATTGCAAGTCATTTCTTTCGCCAACGATAATATCGTTAAGTACGTTTATTCCATATTTGATATATAAATCTTTTTTTGGCAAGATCAATCCTATGAAATCATTTGATATTTTAATATTTAAAAATGTTCTTAAGAAATGCCTCTCTCCTGGAAGAATAGACATTCTTTCTGCACTATGAATTTCTATCAAGCCTTCAGAATTTAATTGAAGGTTTTTAGCTTTATCTAAAATTTTTGTATAATTAACTTGTGCAGGGTTCATATTTTATGAGTTTTATTTTATGAAATTTAAATATTTCTTTTGATTGAGTATCTTTATCGTATTCTTCAAGGTAAAATACTTTCTCTATTCCGTATGAAGCTATATTGATTGCACAACAAGAGCAAGGTAAAAGAGTCGAGGCTAAAATATATGGGTTATCGTATCTAGTTATGCAAGATAAAGCATTGGTTTCTGCATGAATTATGTATTTTCTTCTATTATCCCTATCTTTCCAAAAATGACTACCTTTTTGATCTTTGGGCTTAATGCCATTGTATCCAATGCTTAAAACTCTACCATTTTTATCTAAAATAGATGCTCCTACTTTTTGATATGGATCTTCTGATCTTTTAGATGCAGTTAAAGCTATGTTCATTGCCATATCTATAAAAGATATTCTTTTCATTTAGACTTAAAAGAAAGACCCAAATATACTAAAATTCCTAGAATAACAGATATTGTCATTTTTGAATTATAATACAGATTTAATAATAAAACAAGTTAAATTATATATATCTTGCTATGATCAAGGGATCTGAACCATATCCACCTGATCTATATGTAACCTCACCATTACCAGTATCAAGTATTGTACCAGCAGCTCCACCACATCCTCCAAAACCGTAGAATTGATAATAACCAGCATCTCCATACATATATATAACTGTGTCATTATCGTCCCTATTTGGACCTCCTCTAGCAGAATAAGAAGAAGGAACTTCAAGCCTTGCAGGATGTTGAGAGCCAGAATAAGCATTGTACTGTATTGTTCCGTTATCTAGATAACTATATCCACCTGCTCCACCAGCAGCTGCACCCGTAGTACTAGCAGGAGTTGCTCTGCCTCCACCAGCTCCTCCTCCACAAACATATGGTCTTTTTCCAGAACTATTTGTAGCCCATCCATCAGCTAATTGTATACCTTGTCCTCCGTGACCCCCCATATAATTTCTACCTCCTACATTAGCACCTCCTCCTAATCCTCCTCCACCACCTCCTCCCCATATATTTGTGCCACTATTTCCAGATCCAGCAGCTCCACTAGTAGTTCCTCCTCCACCAGTATAAGTTATTAATGATCCAAAACCGCCACCTCCACAACTACTTGTTCCTAATCCTGCACTTGGACTCGCTACTAGCTGTAAGCTTAATGAAAAAACAGAATTTCGATTTACTTGACCAAAATTTCCATAATTTGTGCCATAAGTTCTATTTTCAAAAACATATTGTCTATTGCTTCCACTTTGACCATATCTAAAATAACTTGTTGCTTTTCCTCCGTTTCCACCATTATAATAAGTTCCACCAGCGCCTCCTCCAGCAGCATAAGCAATGTTTCCATTATCAGTGCTACTAGTTGATATTCTAGCTGGGCCACCATATTCTGTATGTCCGTTCCCTGAATATGTAGCAGCAAAATATTGATTATCTGTTAATTCGACGCCATTTCGGGTGCCTAAATCATTTGCACCATTACCTCCAGCTATTGCAAAATTTAGAGTATCAAAGTAAAAAGAATTAGCTTTAAGGTAAAAAAGAGGTGAATAATAACTTACTCCTGATGATTTTGTGCTACTCCAATATGCTGATGGTATATATTTTATTCCTCCACCACCTCCTCCTCCACCACCACCAAAACCACCACCTCCACCACCGCCAATTAAAAGAAATTCTATATTTTTTGATCCTACAATATTAAGAGTGGTTTGGATGGAGGATATTAATCTATAATTATATCCTCCATATGTATAAGATGATCCGCCACTAAAAGTCATTGAACTAAAATAAACTTTTCCATAAGCATTATTTAAGCCTATTGCTCCACTTGATGCTCCTAACAAGCTTCTGACATTTGCATCATTTAAGCTTATTGCTCCAGCAGCTTGTTCTAATTCTACTCTGATATTATCTATACTAATTAATCCACTACTTTGTAAAGCCATATATAATTATTACACACTTATATTAATAAAATTTTTTATTAAAAACAACACAATCTTCAAATACTACTGTTATAGTTTTGTAATTAGCATCAATAACAAATAATCCTAATCTAATATCTCCTCTTGTGTATATCTCTTTTATTTTTGAATCTATTATATTGTATACTAACTCATGAACTGCTGGATTCTTTTGTTCCTCATATTTAACATTTGTGATATCATTGCCTCCTAATGGAACAGGAATTTTAACATTCTCAACTAATTTTCTAGAAATATCATGCAATTTCATAGCGTAACTTTCGTCTAAATTAAGATCTGGATCTCGCCGAAATCTATAAAATATTGATCTGTGATTTAATTTATTTTCATAAATCTCAAATTCTCCTCTTACTGATCCAACTCCACCTTGTATTAAAGTCTTTAAAAGAGCTTCTATTTTTTTAGATTCAGAGGTTAGCATTATATAATAATAACATTTAAATTAGAAAAAATCTAAATTATTTAATATATTATATTAAATGACGATACTAGAAGCGGTTAATAAACTATTAGAGCATTTCGTTAAAAAAGATTCTTTTAGTCTTGATGTAGATTATGCAAATTTAATGAATATTTCTGAAAGTCCTGATGAGGATAAGATTTGTTTTATTTTAGCCTTAGAAGATTTGGAAAAAAATGATTTTATTAAATCTCATCAAATCGGAAAAAAGAAAACATATATTTTAAAAAAACCTATTATCTCTTATGAACAAAATTTAGTCTTGGCTGGATTTACTTGCAATATGATAGCTAAAATTATAAACGATTTTTGTGATAAAATAAAAGATAAAAGAGATTATTGTGATGCAAGATCTGTAAATGAAAAAGATATAAGGAATCTTATATTTATAGCTTCTTTAAATTCTAACATACAAGATAAAAGCAAACAAGATCTTGACTAATCAGTAAAATTATACTATAATTTCCTGAATGCATAATAAAATTATTGGAGTTTCTGGTTGCGCTCGAACTGGAAAAGATACATTTTTTAATATATTGAAAAAATATATACCAGAAGTAGAGCAAGTTGCACTAGCTTTTGAACTTAAAAAAGATTTAGATGAATTTACTAAATCAAAAATAGGTATTTCTGTATTCACAGATGATACAAAAGAGAAATCTCTAATTAGAGGCATTATGGTAGAATATGGAAAAATCAAAAGAATTCAAACAGAAGGAAAATACTGGACTTGTCTTGCTCAAAAAAAGATTAATCAAATTTTAAGATCTGATAAAATACCAGTTATTACTGATGTAAGATATGATATTTATCCTAAAGATGAATTCCACTGGCTAAAAGAAGAAAATGATGGCGTTTTGGTTCATATCACAAGAATGTTTGGTTCAGATGAAATTCCACCAGCTAATGAAGAAGAATCTATTAATAATGAAAAATTAAGAAGCAAAGCTGACTATTCTATAACTTGGAATACTGTTGAGCCAAGCAGTGAAGCATGTAATGATGAAAATTTAAATGAAATTGTGAAAGGTTTTATAAAATATTATGATAAATTTAGAAAATAAACCAGACGACTACTTAATAATACAAGTTCAAAAGAACAACTGTGAAAAAAGTTTAGGACTTCTTGTATCTAGACATTCTCCATTATGTTATAAAATATATAAGAAATATACTCCATCTTTTAATGTCAAGAATATAGATTTAAACGAGGTATATCAACAAAAGGATTATGTAATATATAAAACTGCCATGTCTTTTAAACCTAGCAAAAATGTTAAATTCTCTACTTGGTTAGGCAATCAAATAAGATATCAGTGTTTAAATACGATTAATAAAAAGGAAGATATTGTATATTTAGAGCAAAAAGATTTACAATATCTAATCGACAAGAATGCTGATCAAACTAATGATAAATTAAATGAGTTAAAGGATTATATTGTTACTTTATTAGATCAACTAAAAGATCATAGAATATCTAAAATTTTCAATATGAGATATTTTGAAGATGCATCAAATCAAACTTGGACTAAAATTAGCAAGAAAATGAATATGAGTACTCAAAATGCTATTAATCTTCATAATAAAGGTGTTCAAATTTTAAAAAATAAGTTGACAAGTAAGGATTTGTTTGATAAAATATAAAAATAAGGAGATACTAAAAAAACAACATGAGTGAAACAAATAATAAAACTGATTGGTCAAAACTAGAGCTTGGTGCTCTTTGGAAAAGGAAGAGTCCAACGCAAACATATCTAAGTGGATATATTAAAGTTGATGAATTAGGTACTCAAAAAGAAGTTAAAGTAGTTGTCTTTTCTAATAAAAACAAAAAAGATAATGAAAAAGCTCCAGATTTCAGAGTATATTTATCTGAACAAAAGAATACTGCTGAAAATAAAGCAACTGCAACGACTAAAAGTGCGCCAGTAGCAAGCCCTAAGAAAGCATCAGTTGTAATTGCTAAGTCTGAAGACGAAGATATTCTGTGAGTAAAGAAATTGCATTACATTTACCTGTCAATGCAGTAAGTTTTGGGCAGGTTTCAGTTGGTATTCTTAGAGAATTCTATAGAAGAAAACTGGAACCTTGCCTATTTCTTATAGGCAATCAATCGGATTTAAGCGTTTATAATGCAAATACTGATTTCAATAAATGGCTTGAAGGTTGCGTATCTAAATCTTTAAAAGATCATAAAAGATCAAATCCTGTATTTAAATTATGGCATCTAAATGGCTCTTTGGAATCTTATAGCGATAAACAAATTTTACTAACATTTTACGAATTAGATTCTCCGACACCAGAAGAAATTAATATATTAAAAAATAATCATAAAATTCTAGTTTCATCTGAATATTCAAAAAGAGTATTTGAAGACAATGGTATTACTAATGTAGATTATCTTCCTTTAGCATTTGATTCTGATAGTTTTCATATTAAAAAGAATTCTACTGTTTTAAAAGACAGGATAACTTTTAATGTTGTAGGAAAACTTGAAAGAAGAAAACATCATGCAAAGGTCATTAAGTCTTGGGCAATGAAATACGGCAATAATAAAGATTATTATTTGAATTGTTCGATATTCAATCATTTTATTAAAGCAGAAGATCATCCAAAATTACTTTCTAGTATTCTAGAAGGAAATAAATATTTTAATATTAATTTTCTAGGTTTTATGCCTACTAATGCTATATATAATGATTACCTTAATAGTGGAGATATTGTTGTTGGTATGAGTGGCGCAGAAGGTTGGGGATTACCAGAATTTAATAGTATATGTCTTGGTAAGCATGGAATAATTTTAAATGCTCATGCTCACAAGGGTTGGGCAAATGAAGAAAATGCAACACTAGTTAATCCTACTGGTAAAGTCGAAGCCTACGATGGTATGTTCTTTAAAAAAGGAATGCAATATAATCAAGGTAATATTTTTGATTTTAATCATAATGAATTCTTATCTGCTTGTGATACAGCTATTCAAAAAGTCAAAAATAACAGAGTTAATGAAGCTGGTATAAAATTGCAAAATAAATTCACCTACGAAAAAATGGTAGATTCAATTCTATCTTATGTATAATGCCAGAATATTTATATCAACATCCCGACTCTGAAAAAGTCATTAGTATTATTCAAAGTATTCATGATAAACATGAGTATATTGATTCTAATGGAATAAAATGGAATCGTATATATACTGTTCCTCAAATGGGAATTGATACCAAGATGGATGCTTCTATGGATTCTAAAAAATTTGCTGAAATGACTGGCAGTAAAAAGGGTACTATGGGTGATCTATTTGATCAAAGCAAAGAATTATCTGAGGCTCGTAAAAAAATACATGGTGGAAAAGATCCAGTAAAGCAAAAATATTGGACTGAATGGAGTAAGAAACGAAAAGGAAAGAAACATCCTGAGATGTTCAAAGACTAATTAAAAATTGTTTAAATTAAATTAAACAAAATTCAATTCAAGCTCTAAAGGATTCACTGGTTGGCCTCTATCAAATCTTTTGATAAAGTTTGTTCCTTTAGATGGCATATTAGCTACATAAGATTTTTTATTTTTAAACGAAATCTTAACATGGTCTGCTAATACAGATACTGAATCTAGATTTTTGATGCTAGATTTCAATGATCTTGCTATAGCACAGTCTTGAGGGTCAGCTAATGTGCCTTCTTTTATGTTTTTATTTGTTATCTTGATGTGTTTTTTCATTTTTAGTTTCTCGTATTGCATACTCATAATTATCACTATCTTCAGTAACCCATTTTGGGCTATTCTCAGAAGTATATATATGAGAATTTATTTTTCTTTGCAACAATGACTCATTTGGTTTTGTTGCGAAGCTTGGATCGAATACTTTTATTCTATTATTAGGTTGTATTGCGAAATTGCCATTGTCTAGTTTTATAACATGTCCAGCTTTATGCTGATCTGGTTTTTGACTAAATCCAAAATTTAATTCATTGTAATCACTATGAGCCCAATCAAGAGTAAATAAATAGCGACCCATATACTCTTGACCAGTTCTTCCAGTATATTTTATTACTTTATTTTCTAATAAATAAAAAGTTGTTACAGATATATGATAACTAAAACTATCCCAAAGTTCTAGTTCAGTAAGCTCCATATCTGGTGCATCTTCTTTTGAACAGAAAGCACTAATAGGAGCATGCCACCATATTCCACCATCTTCCATAAGAAAATTAAAAAGAGGAACTTGACTCGGTAAACTTGTAACGCCAAAAATTAAACATTTATATTTTTTATCAAAACTGTCTTCTTGATTTCTTAGGTAGTTACCTCGAACAAAGCATTCGATTGGAGGTATATTTGTATTAAGAAATGCCATCGTTAATTTATTTACACATTAATTGGTAATCTGTGTAAATTATAGAGCAAGTATAATGTCTAAAAAGCATAAACAAAAAGAAGATAAATCGGTTCCTGTTCCTCAAAGAGATAAAATTGAAGGCTTCTTAACTATTCGCGAATTACAATGGACAGAGAACCAAAAGAAATTTATACAATTATTACAAGATAAAAATACTAAAATGGTACTTTGCAAGGGGCCAGCAGGAACAGCTAAAAGTCTATTAAGCGTATATGCAGCTTTAAATGCTATTAATACTAAGAAAATAGGTGAAATATTCTATGTTCGTAATCCAGTTGAAAGCTCATCTCATAATTTAGGATTCTTAAAAGGAGATCTTCATAGTAAATTAGATCCTTATCTTCAACCATTGATGGATAAACTACATGAATTATTACCAAAGAACCAAGTAGAAATGCTCTTGAAGCAAGAGAGGGTAAAAGGACTACCAGTTGGATTTTTAAGGGGTCTAAGCATTAATGCTAGTTATATTATATGTGACGAAGCTCAAAATTTAAGTATTCATGATTTTCTATTAATTACTACTAGAATGGGTAAATTTAGTAAATTAATATTAATTGGAGATATTCGTCAATCTGATATTAAGAATAGTGGATTTGAAGCGACTTATAATTTGTTCGATAACAAGAAAAGCGTAGATAAGGGCATACATACTTTTAAGTTTGGCACAGAAGATATTATGAGAAATGATATTCTAGCTTATATTATTGAAAAGTTTGAAGAGTTATCTGAATCAAAACCTCATACACGCAAATAAAATTAAGTAGAAAAAAATATATTTAGATTGTATAATTTAAAATATGCCAAAAATATATTGTAGTTCATGTGGTAATCCAATACAGTATGCAGATGTTAAACCAAATTTCTGCACGAAATGTGGATATAATTTAGGAAGTGGAAAGCCAGTACAGAATCAAGTAAAGGTTGAACCAGAAATAGAAATTATTCAAAAGCCTAGTATTTCTAGTCTTAACTGGGATATTGAAGTTAGTAAGCCGAAGGGTCAAAAATTAAAAGATTTAGCTAAAGGTGAGAAAAGTCCTGCCTTTCAAAGAGATGCTGATGAATCAAGTTTATCAAAAGAAGAATTTTTAAAAGAATTTCAAAAAGAAGCTGGAACTCTTCGCAGAGGTAGTCAAGCTCCAGATGATGATAGCGCTGATTATTCTGAAGATGATGATTCGTGAAAAAGCCAACATTTGAAAATAAATTTCAAGAAATAAATGTTGAGATATACAAAAGAAAACACAAGTGGAATCTAACTTCACTTGCTTGGATGGATTTCGATGATGTTGCTCAAATATTAAGAATACATATTCATAAAAAATGGAAGATGTATGATCCAGATCAGCCTTTGGCTCCATGGATTAATAGAATCGTTAGTAATCAAATTAAGAATTTAATCAGAAACAATTATGGAAATTACTCTCGCCCTTGTTTAAAGTGTGCAGCAGCTGAAGATGAAGATCATTGTAATATTTATGGTAAACAATGTAATTCTTGCCCATTGTATGCTGCTTGGGAAAAGAATAAAAAAAATGCACATGATACAAAATTGCCTTTAGCTTTAGAAAATCATACAAAAGAAGTACATGAAATGGAAGATGGTAAAATTGATATAGAAAAAAGCGCTAGTAATATACATAAAAAGATGCAACAAGTTCTTAAACCTACAGAATGGAAGGTATATCAATTACTTTATATAGACCATAAAGATGAGGATGAAGTTGCAGCAAGTATGGGATACAAGACTAATGAAAAAAATCGTGCTCCAGGTTACAAACAAGTACAAAATATTAAAAAATCTATTATTGTAAAAGTAAGAAAATATCTTTATAGTGACGATGTAGATATATTATGATCAATTTAGAATTAACAGATGAGCAGAAAAAGAAAATCTTGGAAGAATGGAATTCTAGGCCATCTAATCCACCGTCTTTAGCTGAATTAACAAAATTAATATTTGGAGAGGGTTTTGATGGGAGAAGTCAAGAGGGTAAGGCTATTAAGAATTATTTAGCATCTAGACAAATTATACCTAAGAAAAGTCATGAATATGAACCTAAAGGATTAATAGAGTTAACAGAAGATCAAAAAGAATATATTAGCAATAATTGCTCAACAATGACTTCTGTTGAAATTGCTAAAACGATATTTAAAAATAATGAATTAACTAATTTAAATCAAGAAACTCGAAGTGTCGGTGAGTATATAAAAACATTAGATACTAAAGTAGTTTATAGTAATCCAAATAATATTCCAGAAGGAGATTACAAGCCACCAACAACTTTTACTAGATGTTTATCTAGAATAAATAAATATGTCCATGAAGGTATTGATGAAACAAAGTTAACTGGAAAACAAAAAAGAGATATCCAAGCTATCATTGGATACTTGCATACTTATAGATTTTTACATCAAATCAATACATATCAAGATGAAAAAGAAAGAGAGCTTTTTGAGAGTAGTTTTGTAAGATATACTTATGATAAAAATGACTTAACTCAAGAAGAAGTTGATCAATATATCGTGCTCGCTACAGAAGTTGTAATCTCTTCTAATATACAAGAAACTATTCAAGCATTGCAAATGCAAATGGATGGAAATGTAGAGGCTGGAGAAAAGATTTCAATGTCTCTTGTAGAAGCTATTAGTACTTCTAGAAATGAATATAATCAATCTGTAAGCAGACAGCAAAAACTACTTCAAGATTTAAAAGTTAAGAGAAGTGATCGACTTAGCAAACAAGTCAAAGAAAATGCATCTATATTAAATCTTGTTGAATTATGGAAAGAAGAAGAGAGTCGTAAAGAAATGATAAGATTAGCTGAAATGAGAAAAGAATTATTATCAAAAGAAGTTGAAAGATTAAGCACTATTGATGAAATTAAAGCTAGAATTTTAGGCTTATCAAAAGATGAAGTCTTGAATGGATGAAATGCAAGTCCAATGCAAAATTTGTAATGAATTATTTGCTGCAGATAAATTCTTACATCTGCATTTAAAAGCTCATAAAATAAATACAGCCACTTACTATCAAAAGTATTTTCCTAGATATGATTTACATTCTGGAGAAATGATTAACTTTAAAAATAAAGATCAATATTTTATTGACGACTTTAATAATAAAAACAATTTAAAAGCATACGTTAAGAATTTAGATCAAAGCAAGTTGCAATCATTTCTTACTGGTTTATTAAGTAAAAGGAAAGAGCATAAAAGTCTTGTATATGCTCCCACTCAAGTCGAATTAAGGTCTTTAATAATGCCTTCTATTGTTACATTTGATAAGTATAAATTAGACTATTATGGTATATGCGAATCTATAGGTCTTAAGAAAAAATTTGAATCTTATAACGGAGAGCAGTTTAATTTTGAAGAGTCTGAAGATTATCAAATAATGGTTGATACTAGAGAACAGAATCCTCTTAGATTTAAATATCAACAACAAGTGGCTAAACTAGATTTTGGAGATTATACTTTAAATGATTTGCAAAAGTGTTGTTTTACAGCTGTTGAAAGAAAAAATTTATCAGACTTTATTGGGACAATGAGTGCTGGCTATGATCGATTTAATAATGAAATAGAACGAGCAAAGAATGCTAATTATTATCTAGTAGTACTAATCGAAGAGTCAATAAATGATGCACTTTCTTTTAATTATTTGCCTCATATTTCAAAAAAAATTAAAGCTACTCCAGAATTTATATTTCATAGAGTTAGAGAGCTATGCCAAAAATATGATAATATTCAATTTGTTTTTGCTGATGGTAGAAAAAGAACCTCAGAATTATTAATTAAAATTTTAACTGGTAATTGTATACATAAGAAATATGATTTGCAATTACTTGTTGATAAAGGTATAATATAATATGTGGTATTGCAACGATAAATATAAAAAAGATTTAGTTGATTTTAATAAAGAATTATTAAAAATTGAAGGCACAATGCTGGATAAAGAGGCTAAGATAAGTTTAGCTAAATTTTTAAGAGCAAATCTAGGTTTGACTACTGAATTAATTAGTGGAATTAAACTTGCTCCATACCAAGAAGTAACTTTAAAAGGATTTTTTAATCGTAATTTTAATATGTGTGTTTGGGGTCGTGGCTGTTCTAAATCATTTATTGCTAGTGTTTATATTTTTCTACAATGTATATTTGAACCTAATTCTAAAATTTTAATAGCTGGGCCAACATTTAGAACTGCTAGAAATATTTTTACTAATCTAGAAAAATTAGTAAATAGTAAAGAAGCTCAATTGCTTCAACAAGCTTTTGGAGTCAAAAGCAAAAGAAATGATTTGTTTGAATGGGAGATTAATGGTGGGAATATTGTAGCTATTCCTCTTAATGGTGAAAAGGTTCGAGGCTTTCGCGCTAATGTTCTTGTTCTTGATGAGTTTTTACTTATACCAGAAGAAATTATTAAAAATGTTCTTATGCCGTTCTTGGTTGCTCCTCAAAATATGAAAGAGCGTATTCAAATCAGAGAAATAGAAGACAAGCTTATCGCTGAAGGTTTGATGAAAGAAGATGAAAGAATGATATTTCCAAATAAATCAAAAATGATCGCGTTGTCTTCTGCTAGTTATACATTTGAAAATCTTTATAAAACCTATCAAGAATGGGTTGCCAATATTTATTCTGATGAAGCAGTCAGAGATGCTACATATTTTGTAAGTCAAATGGGTTACGAATCTTTACCAGAAGAAATGGTTGATAAAACTATTATTGAAGAAGCTCAAGCTGGTGGATTGAGTCATAGCGGTTTCTTACGAGAGTATTGCGCTCAGTTTACAGATGGAAGTGATAGCTATTTTTCAGCGAAGAAGATGCATGAATGTACAATTAAAGATGGTGAAAATCCGACCTCTAAAATTTATGGAGATAAAGATAAAAAATATATATTAGCAATTGATCCAAGCTTTAGCAATAGCCCAAGTTCAGATTATTTCGCTATGAGCGTCTTAGAAATTGATGATGAAAAGAAAGATTGTATCATCGTTCATTCTTATGCTGTAGCTGGTGGAGATCTTAAAGATCATATCTTGTATTTTCATTATTTATTAAATAATTTTAATGTAGAAATGATTATAATTGATAATGCTGGATATCAATTTATTGACTCTGCAAATGAAAATGAATTATTTAGAAAATCTGGAATTAATCTTAAATTCTTTGATGTGAATTCTGACGCTGAAGGAGTAGAGTACGATTTAATGTTAAGAGATGCAAAAAGACAATATAATAAAGAAACAAAAAGAATTTGCTTCAAACAAGTATTTACTACTGAATTTATCCGTAAAGGAAATGAATATCTTCAAGCAAGTATAGATCATAAAAAGATATGGTTTGCTAGTCGTATATCTGCAAATGGAGATTCTTTTGGAAGAGTTACTGGAAGTAATATCAATATAGAGAGTACAGGGTTTAATAATTTAATTGATTTTATTGAAAATCAAGACGATATGATTTATGCAACAAAGAAAGAATGCAGTTTAATTGAAGTAAAAAGTACTAGCCGTGGTTTTCAATCATTTGACTTGCCACAACATCTAAAAAGGAATACTAGTGCTAATAGAGCAAGAAAAGATAGATATACTGCCCTTATGCTTGGTAATTGGGCAAGTAAGATATACTATGATATGAATAAAATTGAGAATAAAATGGAAAATGATACATTTACGCCTATAATGTTAAAATAGGTGTAATATTTAAAAATAAACAAAAATGGCTAAAAAACTCCAAAAAGACGAAAAATTAACAAACTATACAACTGGTGAGCCTTTGATGGCTGTAGCAGGAATGAAAGAAATTAAAGCTTCTGATAAACTTAGAAGAAATAGATCTGCTACTATAGAAAGAACAGATAAATACGCTAATATTACTAATGGACTAATACCATTTAATAGATCTTCTACTAGCGTTTATAGTTCGTCTAATATGGACGTTAGAGATGCTGTTATTTTATGCCAAAAAGCTTATTATAATTTTGCAATATTTAGAAACACAGTAGACTTAATGACTGAATTTAGTTCTAGTAAGATTTATTTTAAAGGTGGAAGTCAAAAGAGCAGAGATTTTTTTGAAGCATTATTTAATAAAATTAATCTTTGGAGTTTTCAAGATAAGTTTTTTAGAGAATACTATCGTTCTGGAAATGTATTCATGTATAGAT